TATTTTGATAGTCAATTGTGTAATCTGTTCCGTTTTCTAAATAGTTGCCTGCTACTGTAACAAATACACTATCTTCTGTACCTGGATATAAATCAAAACCATAACGTCTTAGCAAACTATTTCCAAAATATCTGTTTGTAACAATCAATGGTGAACCATCTGCAGGTGCATTATAAATGCTCATGCTTAAACTATCAAAACACTGACCTGGAACAATTTCTTCTGGAGCATGGCTAGTATCTGGTGTTACAAATCCGTCACCGTCGATGTTAATATCTTCTGGTTTAGTACCTGTTGCTGTTGAATAACTGAAGTTACCACCTTGAATTATTGCATCAAGGTTGTTTACATCAGTCGGAACAAGTGATCCATCTGATTCTTTTTGTCTAAACACAACAAGTGTGCCATCCTGTGCCGCAACTCCTAGTGTAAATGTATCCGTATTACCGTCACCAACAATAGTAGGTGTATTTGTTGGGTCTTGTCTTACACTATCAAAGTAAACATTTATTTCTTGTCCGCTTTCTGGTGTATATGGTAATGTAAATGTAGTTGTTGTACCATCTGCACGGAAAGCATAATCGGTGTTAGTACCTGAGAATGTATCCCAACCATGACTAAACCATGGAAGACCGTCCCAGCCAACACTAATATCAAACTCTAATCCCTGTACTTGAACGCCGTCATACTCAACACCTGCCATTAACTGTGCTGGATCTTTACCAAGCATGCCTGCTGTTGGTTGATAATAATAATCAATTCTATCAGTAGCCTGCATTAGATTGATCGATTTTTCATATGTAATGCTTACATCTGCATTTGCACCCGGAGGTGTATTGAAAATAATGTAACCTTCTTGCTTTTTATAAGTTCTATCTTTAACCGTTACAATGCTAACTTCATAATTTTCAATATAAACTGTTTCATTTTCGATGTTAATATCAATTTTACGCTTATCAAGTGTTGGAAGATAGGTTAGTTTAAACTTGACCTGTCCAGCACCTGCTGTAAATGTATCAGTTTGTGTTTGTGATTGAATTAATTTCTTGGTTGCAATTCTATCAAACTTCATGTTAACTGTATTAATACGAACTTTTTTATTTTCAAGTACTGCGTAAGCAGTTGCTTCTTTTGTAACAGCACTTTCTCCACCGCCGCCGGCAAGTGTTACTGTTGGCGCACTTACATACCCACTACCTTCATTTGTTACAACCACTTCCCTTACAATACCTCTAGAGGTATATGCTACCGCAGTAGCATCAGTAAATGCTTCGCCAGGCAGTGTTTTGTTACCGTTTGGTAGTATAGGTGCTCCATAATAGGTAGGACCAATAATGTAAGGATAAACTGCAACATCTGTATCAGTAGGATCTACAGTTACAAAGTAAGCATATGTTCCATTTGGATATTCTGGGGTATTACAGGTTCTACCGTTATGTTGGTCTAGGTCTCCTAGACCCGCTACATATTCAAAATCTTGTACATATCTTCCATCAGGATCGCTTCCGTCAGTTCTAGGAGTAGTTTTAAGTCTATAACTAGATTTCATTACCCTAGGATTGCTTCTACCAGTAGGTGTGTCCCAACCATATGGTCCATAAATTGGAAATCCATCAAGTGCATAACCTAACAACGGTGAATGCTGTGTAGGATCTTTATCATACATCAAACGTGGATCGCTATGATAATGATATACACCGTCTTGTTGTGGATGCCCACTTCCGTCATCAATCCCCAACTCATCATGGCTGAATACTGCGTTAACTTCGTAATCAACATTGCCGCGTTTTTCTGTCAGTGCGGCTTTTGGATTAAAAAATACGACACCATTAACAGCAACACCAATAGTGCCTAATGGCGTAGTAACTTTGTCAAGTGCTTCAACCGGAGTTCTTGTAATTTCAAAAGTAAAGTCTTGTGCTGTTACTGTATTAACACCAGGGTTTCTAGCGAAACCATGATCTGGTATACTTGTAGTTTTTATAAAAAATCTATTATCTGTATAATCTGTAGTAACAAGAGGTCTAAATTCTTGTGTTTCTGTAATTGTAGGTTTATTTGTTCTACCGCCACTAATAACAACAATAGGGGGCTCAGTATATCCCGCACCTTCACTAGTTACATTAATGCTTCCAATTTTAAATTTATAATTGTCAAACCAGTTTACATACGGACTTTGTGTAATTATATCACTAGTAATTTTAGGTGCAATAAACGATTTAAGTTCGTCATCCCAATAACTAGGCAAATCAAAATCAGTATTACCGATATTCGATCTTTCAGTGCTTTCATATTGATTAACAAAATTACGTAAAACTGTTTTATATGGTTTGACTTCTTCAATATATCTTTCAACATACCCAGGATTACTAATTTTGTAATTTATTTTCTTAGAAAGGCCGCCAAGTTTATTTTTAACTGTAATTAAACTGCTCTTAAATACCCAATCAACAAAACTCTGTTCACTAAAAACATATCTAATTGCAATAAAGAATAATTTATTCCAGTTTTCTTTTAGATCGTCTACAAAAATGTTATCTTTAATGATTTCTATAATACGTCTTGTTTCAGTAATAGGTTCACTGTCAAACAAGTTAACATCATAGTTTTCTAAACCAGCATAACCAAAGTTTAGTTCTTCATAATTGTATATGTTTGAATTTATTTGAATCGTTGAGTTTGCTTTGTACATCAAGTCATAATCATTATTAAATGTACCATTAGTAATAACTTTTTTCAAGATCATGCTATTACCATCGCCGGCATTTTCAACTCTTACAATATCTCCTTCTTGCGGATTAATTGTATTCAATTCGTAAGGAGCACTGATTTTATAATCTATAATTGTATCAATATTAAAACCTGGAACAATGTAATCCGCATATCTCCAAAAACGTCTTAAATCATAAGTTTGAGTATTTGTTCTTGACCATAACTTTGTTGCAGTTTGCCATTCGTAAATTGCCCAGTTATTATTAGCAGTACTATCAACTTGAACTAGTACCCTAAAAGGTCTAATATAGATATTACAGAAACTATAATTTGTTCCTTGTTTTACAACATCAATTGACGTTATTTCTCCGTTAGCATTAATATTTGCTTTTAGTTTGGCACCACTTCCGTTTCCTGTAATTTGTATTTCTGGAGGATTTTTATATCCAAAGCCAGAATTTACTACTTTTACAGATGTTACTCTACCATTGACTAGATTTACTGTAGCACTTGCTTGTACTAAATCTTGTGTTCCGACATTATCTAAATCTTCAATTTCATCAATAGTAATATCCCATTTACCTGTCCCTTGTGCTGGTAATGGATCTTTTTCAAATAATGGTTGAATATTTTTAGTATCAACAATTCTTTCCCCAAGCATTATTTGATTTGTGTATATAATCAAAGTTTCTAAGGCTTTTAGTCTATCAACAAACATGCTTTGTCTAGGACGAACTTGAATCCCGTATTTGCGTTGCAATGGTAATGCTGTATCCGGTACTGGATTTCCGGTGCTGTCATATCCTGTTAAACTATCAACAAGTTTTTTAATAAGAAGTTCGTTATCAATTTTCTTATATTGATTTTCTCCTATTAATTGCCATTCATTGTGTTCAGGAATATCAGTTTCAATATTTCTATATTGAATATTAAGGAAAACATTACTGTCATCTAATGTTGTTTTTACATTACTAATGCTTAGTGCATTTTTACTTAACAATTGAATGCTTTTTACTCCGTAGGCTTGCGGGTCTGTAATAATATTTGCAATCTCAACCACAGGAATATTTCTATCCGGTAAATTAGGAACGTCAACTTTATTTTTTACCCAGAAATAATATCTAGATTCAAACCCACCCGAAACACTATTATAGATATTTTTCTGTGTAAACACATCGTCACCATATTTAGGTGTTCCGCTAATTCCTTGTGCAAATCCTTGCTGAGTTGAAGATAACTCTAACCATTCGCTAGGCAATAAACTAGACTCAACCCATTCATACACATCTACAGTAGATCCTGGAAATAATGATCCCCAATTTGTTTTTCTATACTCAGTATCACCTTGTTCATACCAAATAAAACTAGCAGTTGACAAATCCCACCAAACTTCTCCTACATGCTCGTTTGTCCATGCAGTTGTTGGCTTGACATTAACAGTATCTGTACCAAAAGTATACGTTGCTGGATCTACATCTGTTTTATATTTGACTTCTGCATCTGCAAGGTAGGATATTTTTCCTTTTGCAGGATCGATTGTTTCTAAAAAGTCTTTAACTTTGTTTGTGGCACGATTGTAAGTGAATGCCTTTTTAACACTATACGGATCTACTGGATCATCTTGTGTTCTTAATTTATTCCAGCCGCCGCTACCTGTTTTTTGATATACAAACAAACTTCCAATAGATTCATTATCAATATTTTTGCTATTAGGAGATCCTACAACAAGAGAATTTCCTGTATAAGCAAGACCTCTGCCAAACTCATCAAATTCATTTGTGGTAATAGAACTAATATTTTGTCCGAAAACAAACTTAGTATTAATTAAAGTGTATGTATAAACTGTACCACTTGCATAATTTTCATCGACAATACCTAATGTCCCTGCATCAAAGGTTGTTTCTGCACTAGTTTGGCCTATTGTGCTATCTTCTAGTATAGTAAATTTGTCAAATGTTGTTTCTAACCTATTACGTCCATGTTGGCTCCATACTGCAAAAGCATTACCTTCTGCATTTAAAGATAGATTAGCACCAAACTGTTCTTGAACTGCTTTTAGAGGACTAAAAATAGTTTGCTGGTATGTGTACAGGTCTTGACTGCTATCATCGCCTGTTTTTTTGAAGTAATAAACTGCGCCGCTATTAACTGTATTTGCATCGTCATATGGTGCACTTATAATAAGTGTAGTTCCGTCACTGCTCATATCCATCGCATAGCCAAAACTATCACCTGAATCTATTTCATTAAATGTTGCACTGCTAATTGTTTGTAAAAGTTGATATTCGTTGTTGTTCAAACTATAAATGAATACTGCACCTTTGTTTGCTGTGCTATCATCGCCTTGTTCTTCGTATCCCGGCGCACTAACTGCAATTATGCTTAGGTCACTAGTTGCAGTCATAGTAGATCCAAATCTATCACCATCTCTACTATTAGGAATAGACAAAATGTGATGATCGCTTAGATCCCAATCGAGTGTGCTTCCGTCTGGTCTAGTAGTTTTATCGTAGATATAAACTTTACCTTGATAGTTTGTTTTGCCTGGAGCACCTACAAGCAATTTAGTATTAGATACCAATACGCTAGTACCAAAATGTAGATCGTCTTCAGGTTCACTTGATCCAATTATATAATTTAATTTAAAAAGATTTTCTTGTGTGTCATAAGTATGAAGTGTTACTACACCTTCTCTGCTGTAAGGGCTTGGATCTACAGTGAAGTCCCCTATGCTAACTCTAAATCCATTACCGTATGTGCTATCATCTGCACCTTTAAAATTACTAGATTCAGGTGCACCGGCCGCTAAAACTGTTCCATCATTACTTAATGCTAAACTCGATCCTAATGCAGGATTTCCTGCATCACTTACAATGTTATCACTAGCATTAAATGAGACACTAAAACCTTGTGTTGTTTGAAGTGTTTCAATACCTGTGTTAAATTCTCTGTTTAGAACATATATTTGTCCCTCATCTCCGAATGTAGGAGCCGCAACGACTATAGTTCTTCCTTGATTAGCAGTAGTAATATTGTAGCCAAACTTTTGTCCTAGTATTTCATTCGGACTTCCCCATTTGTTTTCTTTAAATGCTCTAGTTTTTTGGTATACTGCCCATTTGCCGGTACCGTCATCGTCGGCGTAGATTAAACTATCGTCCTCAATTGTAGTAACATTTTTTATGTTGTTAATTCCATCAGGATTGCTGACTCTATTAGTAATAAATTCTAAAATAGTTCCTGCTGAACTATCTTGTAAAGATGCACTCGAATCTTCTCCTGCGACTTTAAAAGAAGTTGTATTTGGTATTGATTTTACTTCATAAACATTATCAATATCATCACCGAAATTTTTAATACTTATAATTTGTCCTACTTGTAGATTATGAGGTATATCTGTAAAGAAAGTAATTTCCCCATCAAAAAATTGTGTTTTGATATCATCGGTTTGAATAATTCTTGCAGGTATTGATTGCAACTGATATACATTCCAATCATTATCTCTGTCTTTTGCCACCCAAATTAAATCACTATCATCTAACTGATTAATGATACTGCTTCCGATCATATCACTATATCTAAATGCTGTTGTAGGAATATCATCTACTCTTGGATAGCCTGCTACCGGTAGTTTGTTAATATAATCGCTTGTTATTCCATCATCGGCACTTAAATTTGTAATCGGCCATGGGTTGTTATCATAGTTCGATGGCTTAATTGCAATACTATTAGCAAGCAATTGAATATTATTACCCGGTGATGTATTTGTTGTAACTGCACTTACAAAGTCATACGCCTGAGGATTATCTAAGTTGTCTTTTTCATTTAGAACAAATTCAATTTCATTTACAGTAGATGTACTACCATAACTTCCTACCTTAAAGGCCCATTCTTCGTCAAGTTCTACATTTGTGGTTACACCGTCAATGCGTAAACGACCAATCCCGTCAACAGCATTTTTGGTTCCTTTTTCTTTGATGTATCCTTGATAAAATTTATATTGTGCTGTGCTGTCTTGAATAAGATTATCTAAATAAAAACGCTTTTGATAGCCAATCAAGTGTTGTGATAATTTAGTTGTTGCATCATCAAATGTTTCTGTATCAAGGTTATAAAAGTCTTGGAAATTACTAATTTTAAAATCTAAATTAGGCAACAATTCAGCCTTGGGTTCATTTTCTAAATAAATCCACTTTGAATATTCGAATTCACTACTGCCAGCAATAAAAGTTTTTGCACTATAAAATTTAGATTTATATTTTACAACATCACCTAAATTATAATCTTTATAACTTGTCCACGGAGCAATCTTTGCTTCGTCAAAAACAAATCCTGGACTAAACAAATCACCGTCCCATTCAGTAGTTTTAAACCCAATTAATTTTAATCTTTCTTGTCTGTATCCTGCTTCTTGATCATATATAACATCACCAAAAACACTCTTATCGTCAAACACTAGAACATGTTCTTTTTGTACTAAGTTTAGTTGTGCATTAAAGATACCTTCTAGTGTATCTTTTGGCATTAATTGAAAAGAACCGCTTTCTCTAATAGTGCTGATATTATTTCTACCAATAATATTTCCTGCGGCATTATAGATAGAATATTCGTAAAAACTATCTAAAACATTATCTACCTGGCCTGTTGCAAACTTAAATTTAATTTTGCCAGCAAAAGGAGATAATGTAATAACACTTCCTACATTCCAGTTTTGTGTAGTCCAGTATAAAAATTCTTTGCCGCTTAAATCCCAATCTGAAAGTTCTCCGAGTTCGTTGATTTTTTCATCAAACACAAATCCTATACTTTCTAAATATTTTCCGTATCCTAATAATAAGTTATATACTTCCTGAATATTAGGTAGAACAGTATTGTATGGAACAGTTGATACAACTTCTTCGAATCTAATTGGCTTTTGAACACTTGCTCCGCCAGTAAGTGGAAGTTCTGCTAATCTAGAAAATTTTGTCGGGTCGAAGACTGTATCACTAGTGTGATCTTGGTTTGTTCTATAATAAAATCCATCATATTGAACTATTTGGCCGATACCATAAAATTTTTGTTCTTGCCAAAGAATAAATTTTGCAGAAGTTCCACCAATGTTTACCGCTTGATCTCTCTGTGAAAGAATAGGCTTGTAAATTTGAAATCTTGGTTGATACTTGTTATATCCTTTAACCAAATATCCTCTATCAGTCTTTTCAACAATTACACCGCTTATGTTTGCAGTAAAGACCGGATTGCTTTTTCTAAATGTAACTTCATAATTCTCATCTGGTAAAAAAATACTTTTGTCTGGTTGATTAGGATTACTGCTTTCTAGTAAAACTTTTAATCGTTCTTTGTTAACAAATGCACCTGTTTTGTATGATAGATTCATACTGATGTTTGTTAGTCTTTCGTGATATCCAATAACAACATCTTGTGCTTTAGATTTTAAGTAATCAACAACAAACACATGATATCCTGCACCAAAGTATCTTACACGATTGTAAAATAGATTGTGAATTTTAATATCTGTAAAATCTATAATTTTACCAGTTGATTTATAAATTGTGTTTCCGCTTGCTGATTGTAAATTTTGACTTGTGTCAAACTGTGTAGTTAGATAGTTTGCAGGTTTTGTTAATGCTAGTGCCACTTGAAGTGCATATGGATACCAACTACTAGATCTCCAAGCATACTCTGCAGGACCGGTGTCACCAAATACCCAATCTTGGTTAAGATTTGTTGTAATAAATCCACTAACTAAATTTGCTTCTATTGGACTTAATAAATCTCCATAATCATTTACAGGAAGAATTTTACTCAATCCGGGTCTTGCATAAATTGGATTTGATTTTCCAATACCATAATCAAAACCTTTTTCAATATCTTCCCAAAGAATATTATTTCCTTTAGTGTAAGGTGCTGGGCCATAACGACCTTTCCACCAACTAGGTTGTTCCGAATATCCTAGCATTTCCCAAGGTGCAGTATGCGGACGATCAGTATCATAAAACTTTTTATATATTGCTCGCCAGTATCCAGGTAAACTTTCATTATTAATAACGTCGTTGCCTGACGATAAGTTATAAGAAAATACATCTCCTTCAACGCTTGTGGTATTTTCTAAATATTCGATACTATATAAATTTGACCAGTAGTTAAAATCGTCTTCTAATATTTCGTTAAATTCTTGTGTAGTATAACTGTTATTTCTAAAAGCACCAGGAATAAATTTATTGCTATCAAATACACTTCTATCATAATCTACTTTTATATTGTTGTAAATTCTTTTTTCCAGTTCAAGAATAATGTCATCTCTATAATCGTCATAGGCTACTACTTTACTACCGTCATGACCTTGGATCACTTTTGTTGGAGTAACATACGTGTCATCTACATAAATTTTAGGTTCAAATTTTGGATACAATCCCAACTTAGTAGGTGTGCTAGGTATAACATTACCTGTTGTGTCATAATCGTAAACTACAACTGTATCCCCAATACTTGTTGGTCTCAAAATAGTTACAGTGTTATCTGTAGGATCAAACTCATAATCTTTAGTATTAATTAAATGCTCACCGTTAAAATAAACATATATACTTCTGTTAGATATTTGATTTAAATTAAAGTTTGATTGGATTCCAAATATCTGTTGTTCGAATGCATTGACAGTATATTCATTTTTAGTTAATGAACGCCCAAACCCAGACATGTCACTATAAAAATATTGACTATCTGGTTGCGTATTCAGTGCCATGCTGTACAATATTGCGTCTACGTCATCGCGAGGATTACCAGATATTTCAGTTTTATCAAAAACTTTTATAAACTGTTGTTTGAATACATTATAATCTAAAGCATTTTTTCTAATTGCTTTAATAACATTTGTTTCACTATCTACTAAACCGAAGATAGCAGGTAGTACACTGCTTTGATGTTTTACGTACCTTCTACCAAATTTGTATAAATCTTTAATGTCACGTGCATTAGAAGTACGATTAAATTGTCCTACAACACGCTGATCATTTGAAAAAATTGTTTTTACATGATCTGTAACACTACCTAAAGTAAATGTTTTTAAGTCATTATTTTCACTGTTATTAGTTAAATTAATAGGAGGTTCATAAAATCCAAACTGTGTCGGTGTTTGATTTGTTAAAATTTTAATTGTAACTCTTACATCACCAGGAATGCTTTCTGCAAAATCTAAGAAAAGTCTTTTGTTCTCTGCTCTAAAACTAAATCCATGATTTGATTTTAAGATGTTACTTTCGTATTCTACAACAATATCTTGAGGCTGTAAATATAATCCAGGATCAATTATTGATGTTATTTCTATAAACGGTGTAGTAATAACTGTATCATTTATTTGTATAATTTTTTGTCTAATGTCTTCATCTACAATAGACCAACCAGATTCAAAAACATAAGTTGTTAAATCTTCGCTAACTTTTACATTCCCACTTGCAGTATCTTGGACAACATTTTGATCGCCATTATTATATGTAAAACTCTGATCATCCCAATCAAACTCAAAAACTATATCGCCAATATTAGCAACGTTTTGATATTCGAGTGGAAAACCTAAAATATTATCATTTCCGCCTGTGCCAATTTTATAACTTACTAATTCATTTCCTTGAAACGCATTGACCCCATATGTTGAATCACTAAATGATGTGTTATTATTATCATACAATTCAAATAGAGGTGCTTGATTGATAGTAGTTTTCTGTTGTCCACGAATCCAATGTACTCCGTCAAAATACCAACTTGTGCCTTTTTCACTTCTACCGTCATTAACTACAATTCCTTGCCCGTTAACAGGTGTTTCTTTTTCAATTAAATGTAGTCTAGATTTGCCGCCATGACTTACAAAATCTACTTCATAAATCTTGCCTCGAACTGTGATATCAGTATCTGCATTGAATGTAACCCTCATACCTTTGACTAAATCAATTTCATCAATATAATAACCTATCTGTCCTTCAACATCACTAAATGCATCTGTAGTAACAGTATCAATAACATCAATGTTACCAATTCCTTGTGTGGCAAAATTATGTAATTGTATATTAGGCTTAAATTCAATAATCGGTCTTTTTGCCCTAGTATTTTCATCTAATACCGCACTGGTATTATTATATTTTGCTGTTGCTTCAATAACATCAACATGGAACCATCTATTATAGCGACTCCACGGATTTTTATCAATGCTTGCACGATTGATTGTTACATATTCAGAAATTGTTGGCGAACTTTCTGCATCATCGTATGGAGTTTCATCAAAACTTTCAATATCAAATTCGTAGTCAAAATTCTGACTGTATCCTTCCGGTGTGTCAAATTCTGTAACAGGTAGAAGTTTAATTTTATCGCCAACACCATCAACATAAAAGTTTTTATTTTTATAGGTCGACGGAGTTACATCGCCTGTAAAATTAACTTTTAATCCGTTTGTAAATTCTACACCATTTGCACTTGTATATTCTCTTTTACCTAAAATTTCCGTAGGAATATCAATGTTTAATTCATCAACTGCATTTTTAATTTCAAAAATACCTTGCATTTCTTGATGATTGCCACAAACGTAATATAAAATATCAGGAGCACCTTTTGGAATAGTAAACACAACTGCACCATTTTCTGTACCGTTGTTTGTAATTCCTTCTTCATACTGATCTAAGTCACCTGTGGTTCTAGCAAGTTTAATATAAAAAGGATGACCCGGAGCATTTACTTCAAATTTGTATGTTGCACCTCTATATAATTTTATAACAGGATTAGCACTACTGCCGTCGGGTGTAAAAACCCAAGCATTACTATTTTGATTTGTTACATTAAACGAACTTACAGTTCCTTCTGCTAAACCTGTAACGGTTACAGGACTAGGACCTTGTGGTAGCCAATAATATTGTCTGTAATTTGCAATCTTATCAAAATCAATATGCGGATTCCAAGCATAATAATTTCCTGAAAATAGTCTGTCATGATTGTTAGTTTTGCCATTAAAAAAATCTATTTGATTAATTAAATCGTCGTATGTTGCTAACCAATCTGTTCTATTATCAAAATCATCTCTGATTACAGCACTTGGTAATAGATTATATCTTCTACGATTGGACGTAGGCTCTGTTAAATATCTGTCAGAAGTTTTTGCAGAACGTGCATATCTAGAACCAACAAAACCATTAACTTTTTCTAGTTGGCCTTTAGAAATAAGTGAATCTAATGTAGCCCCTAAAAACTTTTTATTGGCTTCTGTTCTAAAAAACAAAGGTAAAAGATTAGCACTATTTCTGTACTGATCTTTGTTTTCTGCGTTTACTGGAACGTTGTTATTATCGCTATAAGCCATTAGTAGATAGAACCTCCGTTACTTACTGTAGTAGAACTTGTCGAAGTAACGGAGACCGTACCTATTGATTCAACGCTACTAATAACGTTTCCTGATGCTTGTAAATTAGTTGCAGTCAAACTATCAATAATCTCAACATTGTCTACAGTTGCGGTGCTGATAAAAATTTCATCTGCTTTGCTGGTAATTTGAAATAAACTACCAAAACTTTGTGCATTAGATCTCGGAACAATTACTATGTTTGCTAGATCAGGAGCCATAACATTATGAATATATGTTGCAAGTTCTGTAAAGTAAAAAGTGTCACCAAAATCCCAATTTTGAATATTAAAGTAATCGTTAATTGCTCCTACTACTCCGCTTCTAAGTTGATTATCACTGATTACGCTCTGTGACGATCTTACTAATTTAAATTGTGCTTGTAGGCTTGTATCAGCAGTTGTTCCAAATAAAGGTCTATACTTAACGCTATGAAAAATTATCGTGTCACTTATACTTTTAACTTTTTCTAATTCAGGTTCAAACTGTGACCTAAGTTGTTCACTGCTAGGTGCCGCTGGTATTGAACCGCCATTTTGTACAAAAGTTCTATAATCGCTATCATATGCTTCTGTAAGCATATACAGGTCAATAATATTTGTTTTACTAGGATCTAATCTTCTGTCATTTTCTGCATTATGAATATATTGGAATTTTAGGTTATCTCTTCCAGGCTTTGCAAAATAAGAACTTTCTAATGCTAAAGCACCAGTTGTAGCATTATAACTTTTTATAACATTTTCTGTCGACGCATAAAAATAAAATAGTTGACCATCTGTGTAATCACTTAGTGCAGGAATACTTGTTTCACGATCAAATATTACAAAATTACTTGCATTAATTTTTTGAGCAATTGAATAATTTTCAACCTGTGTTGTTTGGAAAAATACAAACTTATCTCTATAACCTCTTATATCTACGCTATTAGGAGCAACAACATTTAAAAAACTATCCGGATCATCGATCATTCCATCGTCGTCAGAATCATATAGGTTAACTTCTATTCTGTTTGTATCTTCAAATCCATCATTGTTTCTAATCGATCCTGTAATTTCCCATTGGTAATCCTTATCCAAAGATGTATCCAGAATTGGATCTTCGTTTACTTTTAAAATTTTAATTTGATCTTTAATTACTGTACCGGTCTTAGGATCATAAGTTTTTCCTCTTGCATCGACATAAAACTGCACAAAGTCTTCGCTTTCAAATCTATAGTCTAACCCTCTATAGGTTACATTATACGTTTCACCGTCTGTTTCAAATAGTACAAACCAACTTTTGTCTGATTTTGTTCCTGACAAGTCACCTTGTCTATCTAAACTAAAAGGATCAATAGTATTAACATTTGCATTTGTAATTATTTTCCAAGTCAACGTCGGTTGATCATATCTAATACCAAAGTTTTTGTAGTTAAAAGCAAGATCAACAATCTCAGTTTCAATATCACTTGGTAGATCTGTGACAATATTTGGAACAATTTGACTAGGTACTGCAAGGCTTGGAATTTTTTCACTAAGTGTTACAGGACCTGAACCGTCATCAAGTTCTCCTAATCCTCCATTAGAACCGTCGCCTACAACATTTAAAACCTTAGTCCAAATGTAATCTTTTGTTGTTTTTGTTTTTGTTGTTGTTAACTCGCCGTTAGGTAAAAAATATCTACCAGTTGGTGGTACAAATTTTATCATTGAATCCGGAGCAATGAATCTAAAATTATTTCCTGTGAATGCACCAACTGTAATAGGAGCACCGTTAACATTGTTTCTAAAATAACCTGTACTACCGTTTGATAAGTTAGTTGATAATGTCCAATCAATATTCAATCCTTCTGTATTAATTCTAGGAAATTTATCATAATAAAAACTTTTTGTGCCAATTGAAGCGATAATAGGCTCTACTGTGTTACGCAATACACCTAATATATCATTTCTTGTGCTAAACGTAAATGTAAAATCTACTTCAAAGTCATTTTTGTATAAAATTCCGTCATCAGCCATAATATTAGTAGATGAATACTTACCTGTCGGATCTTTAATTTCAAACTGTCTGCTAACACCACTGCTTACTCTATTAATTGCTTTTGCTTTTACAATTTGAGGACTTGATGTAAGTGGTAAAGTGTTGTAATCTTCACCAGTAACCATTCTGTTTTGAGAATAAAATGCTTGCGGAGCATTTCTTTTAATTTCTGCAACAGACTCAGTTGAACTTGCATTTGTAACCGTTGACTGTAATGCACATTGAATTGTTAATGTGTTACGCTGTCCTGACTTACTAGTGTATGGAATATCGATGAATATATTTTGTAAATCTGCAGGCCTAATTGTGTATGTTAATCCATTAGATTGTCTGTAATAAACTCTAAAATTACCATTAGGTAAGTCACCAAAACTACCATCTGCAAAATTTAAACTAACTTGATCTTGATCTCTAGAAACAACCGTGTAAATTTTTCTGTTATTAGAAGATAAGGAATTGTAAATTGCATTAGACCCTACAGTGCTTTCAAGTTTAGTCCACTCATATAAAAAATTACCACTCTGGTCTAACTCCCAAAGCCACACATCGGTATTGTTAATGTTTGGAGTGTTAAGATTTACTATTTCGTTTGTTGTAGGATTGTCAATTCTAAATCCAGAAGTGTAAATTTCTCCTTGCTTAAACTGCAAAAAGTATCCTGTATTTTCTGAACTATTACCTCTTTTATCATTTCTGTAAAGTAAACCAAATGTATTACCAGGTAATGGTGTTGCTTCTTCAATTTCACCATTTCTAATTCTACTGCTTACAATATTAAACTGTGTTTGAGTACCGTTTACAGTTTTAGAAAAGTTGTAGGAAGGAATATCACTATTACTAGAATTTAATTTGTATACGTCTGTTTGAATTCCGCCTATAACTTCAGAAGCGTTTGGTTTACCAAATTGAATATTTCCTTGGAATGCATTATTAAAAATTGTGTTTATTTGTTCAAGCCAATTTACGTTAGCATCGTCGTTCCATAAAATAAATCGGTTCCGTAAAGGCGTACCTGTACTATCATTGAGTGATTGTGTTGTTTGCACTCCTGTAATTTTTAATAACCCACTAGCACACTCGTTTCTTTTGTTGTTATACCCAACTAATCGTGCAAGTTTTAGTACACTTTCCTTTTTTTGTGCTGTTTCAATAAAATTTTCTCTAGCATTTAGATCAATTCTATAACTTAAACTTTGGCCTAAAAATGCTATGACATCAATTAGTGCAAGATATTCACTTGATTCAATATAATCGTTAAAATCTTCTGGATAATTCTTACGAAGATAGTTGATCATAGTCCTACGTATTGTTGGAAAATCGTAAGAACTAAAGTTTGCGTCTGTAAAAGATCGGTAGATCTTGCTCCAATCTTCGTTAACTAAAAGTGAGTTTTGTCTATCATAACTTGCCATGCAAATATTTACCTTAAATTATAAACTGCGTATATAATTTTGTTTTACAAACCGCTTGCTTTATCAAAACTATACACTATTGTTTCTACTTGCGAATAGTCTACAAATTCTAATTCTATAGCAAGTTGTATACCGTATTCTCTTTCAACAATATCAATATTTGTTGCTGTAACCCTAGGATCAGAATCTATAATTTCTTGCACATTTGCCACAATCTGCTCACGAACGTCTGACGTCAGAGGTTCATGGATAGCATCATGTAGTATGCTACCAAAGTTAGCATTATATATTTTTTCGCCTTTGCGTATATTGAAGTGATTTATAAGATCTTGTTTAATTAATTCAATGTCATATAATGCAAAACTTTTGCTATTTTCATTGATACTGCTAACGCCCCTATAGACTTGGCTTTTTTGCTGTTCTATAGGATTTGTCGACTTTGGTTGTGCAATTACTATTTCTTTATACTGTCCCATGCTACTATTTACCCATATTATTGTCCACTGGTTTGTATGTCAGTTCTACTTGAACTTGTGGCTTCTTTATCTGTACTTTCGTGCAATGCCCATGGTTCGTGCATAGGTATACGTTTCATAATACTAAACAATGTATCTTCACTTGCATAATAACCTTCATTCCACGGTAAACTAGGATCTGTAATAGGATTTTCAAATACACCAATTTGTGATACATTCGCTGTTCCTTCTGCATCTGTATCAAACGGGAATGGTATATTTGTAGCAAGAGAGGATACTATTATTTGATCGGCTGTAGCGGCGCCCGGGCCCGGTTTGTTTAAGTGTACTGCACTTGTTCCATCTATATAAACTGTTTTAGGAGTTTGCACATTAATGTCTTCTGTTAATGATTTAAGATTTATTGTACTTTCGGCTGATGTAATGCTGATTGCATCTTTACTAAACATTTGAATTTGACCCGGTAACGGTCCTGTTAAATTTGTATCTACTTTGAAGTTAGGATGCAATGTTTCAGGAACGACCGGTGGTACAACAATCCAAAAAATGCCAGGTGCAGGAGGAACAGGAACACTTGGCGTGTTTGGTTGAGCAGTTGTCCTTAGTGCTTGATAGAAAACTCCTGCAAAAATAACAGTTTCCCCCTTGTTGTAAATTTTTCCTGGATTGTAAGTTTGTGCATTCCAAACTTGGTTTTCTAAAACATTTGTTTTTATTTCTAAACCTGTACCATGACTTTGACGCATGCCAAACTGTGTTACAAGATCAAGTTCTCCCGATCGTATTTTAGTATTAATTCTATTAGATATATTCAAATTTGAAGAACTTATGCTTAAATCGTTTGTACCGATACGCATGTCGGTGCTAACAAAATCAAGATCTCCTCTAATGTCTATAATACCGTCTTCTTTTCCTAAAACCCTTAATTGGTTACCTTCGATATATGTTTTTTCAATGCTTCTTAAATTAACATTTCTGCCTGCTTCTAGATTGATATCTCTATCTGCCCTAAAATTAAAATCTGCTTCTGTATGAATACTAACGCTATCTTTAGCATATATGTCAATTTTTCCATCAGCGGTCATTTCTATCCATGCACTACCTGATTGATTTGTAATGTAAACTAATTCGGCAGTGTCATGCATTAGAACCTGTGCACCTTTACCACTACGTATTCTTACAAGATTATTCCTTCCTTCGTTATCTCCGTCGTCCATTACAAATGTATGTCCGCCTAAACGTGTTAATGGTCTAGCGTTTCGTGAGGCTTCACCACCAGGACCAGGATTAGAAACAATATCTCTGGAAGTACCAACACCTCCGGGCGTGTTAAATCCTATCATGCTAGTGTCACCGTCACGTAAAAAACTACTTGTACTTTGGCCTCTAACAGTATCAACTAGCAATCCTTGCCTTTGTAGTACTCTTGCAAAAGGATGAACTGCACGTCTAGCACGATCTCGAGGAACTCTTCCGTCAAAACTTGCGCCATTAATTTCACTTGCAGGTAATCCTACAGGACTTGCAAGATCATCTAGATCACTTTGCTCTCCAACTGCATTGTCGCTTCTACCAAACTCAGGAAAAGTTTGTCCTAATCCTGGAGGAATAATTGCACCTAGCCAAAATCCTGTTGTAGAATTTTTATCAGCCATAGCAACAATGCCTCTAGTTCCAATTTGAGGAGTAGGAGTTACCATAGCACTTGCAGTCTGACTGTCTTCAAAATTGTTAACATCATCGCCACCGGCTGTTGGTGGTTTATAAGAAGCATGTGGAGATAAACTTCTTACTGTAATGTTTCTGCGACCGCTGTGTTCATTACCTAAAATTTTAACTTCAAACGAACCCTGGCCGCCTGTTTCTCTAACTTCTGCCTGTGTTATATAATGAAAGGCCGCATCTGCTACTTCTTCTCTTCTACTAACCTTTGATGGTAGAGCAGATTTTTGGCCGCGAGTGAATACCATTATGTTATTATTCCTCTAGTTTGATCCGTAACATTTGTTACTTTAGTTAAACTACTTTGCACCGGTTGTGTTACCTTAGAAATTGATTGGCTAATAACGTTATCAACAGGAACACCACCTAGACTTGCTAATTCTGTAACCGCACTAGCGGCTTCTGTAACCGGAGCAAGTGCAGAACTTACACTAGAAATTTTACTAGCAAGTGCGCCAGGTCCTTGTGCTACAACACTAGCAACATCACCGATTTCTTCTATTACATTTTCGCCTTCGCTTTTGCGTTTAGAAATATCAGTTGTTCCGTCTCCTGTAACTTTAGGCTTAGAAAATTTAGACAGCAATGCAACAAGACCTTCGGGGCTTGTTGGAACACTAAAACCTGTGGCTTGTTGTGCTAAACCGGCTACAAAACTTACAGGATCTGCCGCGGCTGATTGTGCTTGTGCAATACCGCTTTGTACTTTACTGGACGCATCAGAAATAGCACTACTAATTTCTTGCACACCTTTAGACGCCGCTTTACTTGCACTAATTTGTCCATTACCTACACTGTTAGTTCCTGTGGCCTCACCTGATTCATTCATGCCAGCATATCTATGGGCGTTTTGTGGAACCCTTACAGTTGTGGGTTGAGTGTGCCTACTTAATTCTGATTCATCTGCAGGAACACTTGCAGGTATAGTTCTAGTACTGTAAAATGGCATTGCTATTCTCCTGTTTTTAACAAATTAGGTACTACCTAAATTATCTATTCCTTCTGTTTTATAAATTTCGTCAACTTTATAATCTTGAACTTGATTTTTTCGTCTTAGCAGTTGTAATCTCTGTGTAAACGCACCCTCGCTAAATCTGTTTTCTACACCTATAACCTGATACAATCCATTATATGCACCTTCTTTAATTTTTTGTTGACTCACTCCTTTTTGAAGTTGGTCTTTGGAGGGCAAATCGTCTGGAAATCTAAATTTAAAAATTACATCAGGCTCTCTTGTAAATCCATTAACTTCACCGTCTGGTGTTAATATATCTGTATTAGACAACACTGGTCGTTCAGCAATACCACTTCCTACTATATAAACAGGATCGCCAATTATTTCAACATCTGCTCTTATTAGTGCAAGTTCTGCAGGCGGATTGTACAAAAACTCTTTAAGAGCAAGGCCAATATGGGACCTGTTGGTAATTTCTAGATCTCTATAATTCATCTTTTCAACTGCCTGAGCAGGAGTAAATCCTGTAGTACCTAACCTATTAGAAATTTTATTTTGCAAATTATTAATTGCTTCTTCATATACATTTTCTGGTATGTTGCTGTTTACAACTTGTTCTCTTCCTCGTTGACCCTGAAGTGAACTTTCACTTGGTGGAGACAAAAGTAAAGGTGTTTGAAATAGGTTATTATACTTGATGTCAAATTTTAAAACATCAATATTTTTTCCAGTGTAGGTATAGTTATATTCTCTTACCGCAAGTTCTCTCAATCTGTCTGTGCTAAAAATAATATTAACTCCAGGCATTTTACTATAATGAACTGAATAAGGCGAAATAATATAGTGGAACTCATAAACAAAGTTCATTGTAGCGACATCGAAGCCAATTATGTTAGGAACAATTTCTGTTTTATACCAAGGAATGTATTCAGAAGTTGCCATAGCATTTAATTGTCCCTCATTTTGAAACTGGTCCATTACTTGGCTGTTAATAATCATTGTATCTATTACACCAAATAAACTTGCACCTTTTCTAAAATTCCATCTCACGCCAGATGCACCAAGGTTGTATCCTTCTCTCCCCTGTGCTCTAACATCATCGACTGCTGTTTGTGCCGCGGTTTGTTGTATTTGTAAATCCGCAAGTTCGCCTGATAATTTTACTATTTCTTCTTGTGCTAGTTTTAGTTGATCCCTTGCTAATACTACTGCGGCTAGTTCATCTGGACTAAGGTTTGTATTCGCAGGTGGTACCGGATCAGGACCGTTACCTGCCAGTGATATTGCTAATTGAATTCCTTCATCTGTGACTTTTTGTGTTTCAGATAACAATTCGTCTGCTTTTGTATCAGAACCTACTGTTAAATCCTGTACTAGATCAGTTTCTCTATCCCTGGCCGGGTCACCATATGTCCCTTCTTGTAGCCTTGCAAGACTTTCTCGTTGTCTATTAATAATTCTTATGTATGTGTCAATCTGACGCTTTTTACTAGAAACTTTTGTGTTAATTTTTCTTAAATTATCGCTGGCGTCCTGTAATGCGGATTCATAAACACCAACATTTATAGCAGACGAAGGAGTTGTTGCATCATTTAGGCCAGCACGACCAAATCTATTTTGAAATGCTGGATCAGATAGATTTTGATCCGATTGAGCGGGAGGTAATGCTTGACCAAGCATACGTTCAACATGGGCTTTCCATCTGCCTTTGTTGGCACTGAGTTCGGCGGCTGTTTTTGGAAAATTTCCTGAATAACCTTCTGCAAACCAAACATAATATTCGTTGGGTATCCACGCACCTACATTAGAAG